AACTGTCCCCAGTGTCCGTCCTTGAGCCACTACCTGATCCATCAGCGGTGGTCACCTTCCATACAACACCAGTTCCATAGTTCTCAAGGTAATACCCCTGAACATCATAACCCGAAAAGCCACCGCCTTCGTTGCCGTTTATTTCCCCTTCAGCAAAAAGTCCAGTATCAAAACCGTTGTTGGCTTGAAGCAGCTTAAACTCGAAATAGAACTTGCCCTCATCTGCACCAAAGGTGGCGTAGCATTGTTGGTTATTGCTACCGTCATTAGGCCGAAGCCATCTTGTATTACCCTCACTAATCGTTGCAGTGGTTGCGCCGCCTGAACTTTTACTAAGAGGGTTAAGCGTGGCGTAGTTACCTTCATTATCACCAGAGGTATTAGTGGGCGAATCAGTATTTGTCTGAGTTGTAGCAATAGTGCCATTAGCAGAAAAATCATTGTTGTTGCCGCTTACATCATTTCCCGGCGCACTTGAGTCTGCGAAATCTAACCAGAACCCATTCGTGCCTTTGCCGCTAGAAACAACACTTGTAGGATCAACAGGTAACCAGTTCCCGCTTGCATCCCACCCACCAAAATCCGAAGCAGGCTTAGAAGACCCATCAAGGAAAATCATTTCGGCAATATAGCCATTCCAAAGATTGTTATTTGAAAGAGCATAACGACCTATCTCATGATCAAAAGAATTTCCCAAAGCAAATTCAAAATCTATCGCTGGATAAGTTTCTGTACTAAACGCCGTGACTTTAACGCCGTTAATCCACAATTTAATTGAATTAGTATTAGATACTGTATCGGTGTCCGCTTGGAATACAAGGTGCTGCCAAGCTGTAGGATCACGATATAATGGGGTTGTAATAAGATTTAAGTGGTTAGTCCCACCCTCATAGTTAGCAATACGAATTGTAGCATCAGACTGCACCCAAATCATAAACTCTTTATCGCTGCCTGTGTCGTCACACGATATCAAAGTCTGAGTTGTACTTGTGCTTCCTAGCTTGAACCAAGATGAAAGAGTAATTTTCTTGCGACTTGTTCCCGATCCACTAAAAGTTTTGTTCAAATACTGTGCGCTTCCATCCAGCCACAGCGAGTTATCTATCTTATAAGTTCCAGCATTGGCAGTAAGCGCTGTCGGCCTACTGTTAAACCCTAAGTTTGTTGCATCTGCGAACTTCAACCAAAAAGAATTGCTCCCGCCCCAATCGGCAATATTGTCTGTATCTGATGGGTCTTTCGGAATCCATATGCCGTCATCATTTGTTTCGCCAAACTTCGACGCATCAGTAACAGATATGCCGTCTAAGCCAATGAACTCTGCAAGGTAGCCTCCCCAAAATTGAGAGTTGTTGCCCCGTCTTCCAAGGTTCTGGACAATACCGTTTGCAAGAAAATCTAAAGCGTACCCGGCGCTTGGCATAGTATCTGTATCAAAAGCAGTTATTTCCGTACCATTATTCCAGATCCTCATTCTGTCTCCAGAAGTTGAGTTGCCTGTATCAAATGACACAACAAAATGTTGCCATGCCGTTGGATCACGGAAAAGTGCTGTTGTATTTAAGTAAGCATCTGTAGTGGCATTTAAGGAAACTTCTAAATCATCCGCTGCTGCGAATTGCATTTGATCGTTGTTACTTCCAGCATCATACAACCAACTTACAGCACCAAAATTAGAACGCTTCTGCCACCATGAGAAAGTAACCTTGTTATTGTTTGAAGCATCAAAACTTGGCGTAAGCGTCAAGTAATCCGCGCTGCCATCAAACATCACAGAATCCTGTATGACATACGCCTCTTCGCTAGTCGAAGAGAAGAATAATGCTGGCGACCAAACAGGCATTAGGCAAACGCCAACTGCGCGGTGCCTAACTGAATAGACCCGCTTGCTTTAACAACATATGGGATGAGATCAACCGCCGCAGCCGTTGTTGAGATAGTCAGGCCCGCACCTCCTATTGTTTCGTAATCAGTCCCCAGCGCAAGCGTTCTGCTTCCCGTCCCATCTTGTATGACAAAGATAAAACCAGATTGACCAACTGCCTCAGTAGTTGGGTTGTCGAACGTTACGTTGCCGGTAAAGGTCAGAACAAAATTCTGGTATGTCTGGAAATCTAATGTAGTGCCTCCAGAGATTGAAGCCGTCTGCGTAGAACCCACCGCTGCATGACTGAACTGCGTGACTTGATTCTCATCAATCGCAAAGGCAACATTGCTGCCAACCGTTGACCCCTGACCAAACACAAAGTCATCAGCCGAATCATCTATGCCCATGTAGAAATCCTGAGCGTTGCCATCAAACACAACCTTTGTGTCTACCGCATCGCCATCACCAATTACCACAGAGTCGTCGTCTAAGGTAAGTATAGAGTTTACTCCCACGGAGGAACCAACACCCATTACTAGCTTATCTGCGCTGTCATCTAAGCCAACGTAGAAATCTTTGGCATTGCCGTCGTACACCAGCTTTGTGTCTTCTGCCGTACCGTCACCGATGGTCACCGCTGCCGCTGGAAAGGTCACCAGTTGGTTCTCATCAACAGCTATCGCTGGGTTGGTGCCCACAGCAGAGCCAGATCCGATAATTAGATCATCGGCTGAATCATCTAAGCCAACGTAAAAGTCCTGGGCGTTGCCATCGAAGACGATCTTTGTATCCTCTGCGGCACCAGATCCAATCTGTATTGCATCAGAGACGTACAGCTTTGCAAAGGCATCCGTTACAGCAGCGCCAGATCCTGCCCCGTCACAGAAGACAACCGATGAGTGCCCATTCGGAATAGTAATCTCGGCACCGGAACCCTGTTTTATAACTACAGAGTACGGGCCACTGGAGCCAGAGTCCGTTGTTGAGTTAACAAAGATGAAGTATGCCGTCGTCGTATTCGGCGCTATAGTTACAGTATTGTTTGCACCAAGCGCTCCGGTAAACTTAATGACACGGAACATGCCGTCCTGAAGGTTCTCTGTCCCCGAGTCTGGGGAGGCCTCCCTAACAGTTAGGGTGTGTGTCGTCCCAGATATTGCAACGGCTTTGAAGGAAGAGACGCGGTCCAGAATATCCAAGTTAAAGTTCGTCGTAGTTCCCCACGATCCTGATTGATCACCAGACCCAATCTTCTCAATACCAAAATTTGTTGTATATGTACTTGCCATTTTTTACCTCACGCTGCGTCTCTGCTGCCTATGGGAACCCACCCTGGAGACTGATCAGGAACAATGGGTTGCCATATAACCGGATAGTTAATTGTCCCCGAAATTGAAACACCTGTCACACCGACAACCATGCTTGATGTAGTCACCGTGCCGATTGCACTGGCCGCTTGCGTTCCCGTAGTAACTACTGCGATTCCCGTCCCTTCGACAACCGCTTCAGTTCCTGTGGTGCCAGCCGCCTGAACGCCCGTCACTGAGAACGCAATGCCGCCCGTAACATCAAATGTCCCAAGAGAGAAACTAGCTGATACGCTCCCCACTTCCGTGGGCGACACCACCGCCTTTCCAGAAACCGTGTACCCCGTTCCAATAGCAGAGGCCGCAACAACTCCTGACTCTACTATCGTAATCCCTGTACCTTCACCAACACTGTACGTGCCAAAAGAAAAGATTGCCTGCACCGCAGACGGAGACACTGCTACACCCGTACCCTCTACAGCCGTAACGCTATTGACAGCGCCCGCCATAGATAAGGAGCTAATACCCCCTGCGTTCCACGCACCCTGGTTCCAACCGGCTCTTCCCCAGCCGGTGCCAAAGATAATGGTTACAGAGGACATAGACTACGCCAATCTTATAATGGCGTTGTTCGCATCATTAGCAGGATACTGGATGGTAAAATCTCCAGAACTGGAGGACTTGTTCCCACCAAAGTCTAACACGCACACAGATGGCTTTGCTGCGTGGTTTATCGTGGCTCCAGTTCCTGCGGTAGCCAAGGTGTAGTTATAGATAACGGCAACCCGTGCGTTAGAAATAGTGGAAGAACTCCATGTCGTATCCGCGAAGTCGAGGAACGCTGTGGGCACCGCACTGCTGTTGTCCGATAAGCCAAGGGTAACGCTGGTCAGCGCTTGCCCCCCTGCGGTGTAGTTCGTGCCGCTGACTTCGTTCGTTGCCGTATAACCAGTGAGGTCTTCGTTTGCGTCTGTTCGACTAGCAGTGAACATTGCGATGTAGAACGTGTCCGCTGCAATAGCACTTGACCCGGTTCGTGTGTGCTGTGCCCAAAAATGAATACCTGCGGTAATCTCTTGCTTATAAGAACCGCACATTGCTTGGTTAATTGCCATTATAGTCTCCTTATAATCTCAGCTTCATCGTGGAACCCTTCTTTCTTTAGAACATTCCACAGGGTTGTACGGTCACTTTGCACGGCCCTGTGCATATATTCTGCAACCACTGCTTTCACCTTCTCGCGGAAGGCAAGGGCCTGTTCACGCACATGCGGCGGCGCATCTTGAGAGATATGAACAATCTTGTTAACACACATCTCTGCTATTTCTTCAGGAGAATGCCCTCTGTTCTGAGTAGTATGAACAGTAACCGGGCCGATCTCTCCACTTCCAACTGATCCTTCTAAGCTCATGTCACCGGAATCCTAAGCTGTCCTGAGCGATATACATCTTTTCTATCTCGGCCTTCGCCCAAATTCTTGAGCCTCGGTAGCGTCTCTTGATAGCGCCCCTGATAGTAGCTCAACAATTCTGTGTCGCCTTTCATAAAGATGTAGGCCTCCACAAGAGCAGCATACAACAACGAGTCGTAAGCATTGCTTGAAAGCCAAGTTGATGTGTTTGTAGCCGACAAACCTTCTGGCGCATAGAAGTAATGAAACTCCATTGTGTACGCTGCATCAGGCATCGGGGCCACGATAAGATTGGTATCATCAAAAATTGCATAGAACTTTGGCTTACCCGTTTCCGTAATGTCTGGATAAGACTCCTGAATAAAATTAACGTCCTTGTTCAGAAGGAAGTCATAGGTGTTTGACGACACAACCGATAAAGAAAACGGCGCAAGAAAATCATCAGGTAGCGCAAGATACTTATTGTCTGCATTAAGTGTACCCTGTTGGTTTTTTCTGAACACAGGTAACTGAACATCAAGCAAGATGCGTTGTTCAGCATTTGAGATAAAACGGTCTATCTGAGAAACAAATACTGTTTCCTCATAATCCGTATAATCTTTAATCGACTGAACTAATGTTGAATATGTTAATGCCATAATATCAACTCGTCACAATGGTCACTGTACCAATAGCAGAATCAATCTGCATCGTCTGCATGCCCTGATCCCCTAAGATCTGTGCGCTGTTCCCATCCCCTACCGGGTCCCAAGAAAACAAACCTCGTCCTGCTGTAGCTCCATTAGGACGAGGATCAAACAGAGCCTGTGGGTCACTAATAGGAATAGTGCCTAGCCAGTTTTGTGGCTGATCAGGATCAAAAACATCCTTACCTACGCGAAGTCCCGTGCGTATTCCTTTTTGCACCTCATACACAAGCTCACTCAGCGGGTACCGAAAGCCTGTCTTATCACAGTACCCATAAGCATATTTGCCTCTTGCGTATGGGTAACTCATGCTGAGTAATACTCCGCTAGAGGAATTAACCGGAACGGCGCTTTGACCCTGTTCTCTTCTGCGGCTAACTGGAACTGCTCTTCATATATCTGCTTAAGCATACCGACACGGTCTGACACCTCAGGCTTCTTGAGGGCAATGTAGTACGCAAGGCCAGCTACCATAGCCGGTAGAAACAACGCGGGAATATCATAGTTGTTAGAGCCCTTGATACCCGTATCAGTCATGCGCCTTACTCGCCAGTACACAAACTGTGCGCTGGTGAAATCACTACTCGCCGTTGGGTAAATATGAATAACGGGAGCAGCGCGTTGCCTATCCACCCAATACTGATTTGGGCGTCCCTGCTCCAACTTGTCAGGGATTGTTGCATATGTAACAGGAGACACCCGCGAGATACTTGAGTCGATCTGTAAGTTTTGAGTGCCAGGGTTTGTCCGGACAACCGCTTCAATTACATCAATCGTGTCTGCATCAAGCGTGTACTCTTGCGTGCCTTGCGTAAAGTCGAAGTATTTCTCTTCAATACACCACAGATTTAGCCCACGATTCTGCCACTCAAGCCCCATAAGGTTGAGGCTGCGCCTTGCAGTTTTAAGATCGTACCCTGTGCGCATCTCCAAACCGCAACGCTCAAACGCCTCTTCGGCCATCTCGTTTATATCAAGATTGAAAGTGGCAGTCGTCTCAACAACCATGACGGGTTACTTGTTCTGATTGTTGTAGCGACGGTTATAAGAACTTGCAGCACCACCGCCTTGCATACCACGCTTGCGCTTGCTGAGTTCAAACATATCCTCGCCAGCCTCGCGCACAGACATAGATCCTTTGCGGCCCATCTCTCCAGCCATAGTTCCACGTCCACTCTCAGCCAAGCCACCGGAGTACCCACCAGCTTCCATAAGGACCTTGGAATCGTCTGCTCTAGGAAGGCGAGTGCGCCCACCCATAGCCATTCCATCACGCATGTCTCTTACTATACCGCCGCCTTCTCTACTGGTATTAAAGCCCCTGCCTTTAGGGGCGTCCTTCCCGTATTCTCTCACAAGGGCCATGTCTTTGTGGAAGTCATGATCCAGAGCCCTACTGCTTTTAACCGCCTCGTCTAAATTTTTACGGCGC